TCGACACCCACTTGTCATTATTGTAGGCTCGCCAAGGAGTGGATGAATGAGAACAACGTAGAGTTCGAGGAGGTTGACGTGAAGGAAGACCTTGAGGCACGCAAGTTCATGATTGATAAAAGCAATCAGATGGGCGTCCCGGTCACAATCACTGCTGAGGGCCAGGTTCTTGTAGGCTTCAACGGATACCAATTCAAGGAGGCCTTCGGGATTGAGTAAGCTCGGTTCGTAGGGTGGTACTTACGCTCGTTTGAAGCACGAGAGAACGTGGTTCGATTCCACGACGGAGCACAAGGTTGTCCATGGCATGGCTCGACCCGAAAGGTAGAGAGGAAAGTCGGGACTGCCGTAGGTAGCAGGTAACGCCTGTCCAGCGAAAGCTGCGAGTTGCGAACAGTGACGAATCCCTTCGGTGGGAGTGAAACGGCTAAATACTTACCAGGCTGCAACCGTCGTACCGTAAATCCGGTGAACGGGCAAAGAGATTCGTAGCGATACGTATCCAAGGTAAATCATGCCTTGAAACAGAATCCCGCTTACGAGACAACCCAAAACATCCCCCTAGCCCAACGGCAGAGGCACTGCATTCAAAACGCAGTCAGTGTGAGTTCGAATCTCACGAGGGATACACGCGATTAGCTCAATGGATAGAGCACTGGTCTTCGAAACCAGGGACGCAAGTTCGATTCTTGCATGGCGTACCACTCTGTAGTTTAGTGGACAGAATGTCTCCCTGCGAAGGAGGCGACCCACGTTCGACTCGTGGTAGAGTGACCAGTTTGCAAATGCGCTTGTGGTGGAATGGCATACACAGCTGTCTTAGAAACAGTTTTCTGGAGGTTCGAGTCCTCTCAGGCGTACCTGTCATATGGAAGATAAAGCAACAAGGCGTTGCCGTCCCGTGCTAAGGGAACGAATCTTTACGGATGGTGTTTCGACTACACTGTCTTCCGCAAGACGATTGAATGTGGCGGCGTGCGCGTGCAACATTACTAAACTCCCTTGTCGTCTAGCGGCAGGATGCGAAGCTCTGAACTTCGAGACCGTGGTTCGAATCCATGTGAGGGAACGGAAGTGTGGGTGAGAGGTTGAAACCGGCTGTCTTGAAAACAGTTAGATGTAAAAGTCTCGGACGTTCGAATCGTCTCGCTTCCTCAAGCCACCAGTGTGCAGAGCACTTGTGGACAATAAGGCGTTGAGTGTGCGCCAACAGTAATCACACTCACCAATAGTCATCTAGCTTAGCTGGCTAAAGCATCCCTCTGATACAGGGAAGACCACTGGTTCGACTCCAGTGATGACTACCCGTTGATAGCTCAATAGGCAGAGCAACCGACTTTTAATCGGAAGCGTGTAGGTTCGATTCCTACTCGACGGACGGGAGTGTACAGGCCAGGCCTCTTGCGAGGTACACGTTGGTTCGATTCCAACCACTTCCACAAAGACTTCTTAGCTCAGCAGGTAGAGCAACCGTCTCTTAAACGGAAGCGCGATGGTTCGAGCCCATCAGGAGTCACCAGGGGGATTAGTGCTAGTGGTAACACGTCTAGCTTGCACCTAGAGGTCTGGGGTTCGATTCCCCAATCTTCCACCAGAAGGTTTGTCAGTTACAATATCGGGACGCCGTAACCGTAACTGTCTCCACAGGGTATGTTGTAGTGGCAGCATATGGGTCTTGGATACCTTCGGTGGAAGTTCGATTCTTCCTACCCTGACAGAATTGCCTTGTCGTCTAACGGCAGGACAGCGAGCCTTGGACTCGCTAATGTGGGTTCGACTCCTACTGAGGCAACTTGAAAGTATCACTATAGTGTGATATAATAGTGATACATAATTGCGGTTTCGACGAGTGGTCTCGTCCTGTGTCTCATAAGCACGTGCATTAGCGGGTTCAATTCCCGTGACCGCAACCAATTACATGGAAGACTATTCAGCTGTTCAAGAGATTTCGGTCAACGAGATTGAGCGTCGCCAGCACAAGCTCGACGCATACCTGCACTCTGACGAGTACATGGAACGTCTCGTGAACAGATTGAAGTTCAACGACGCTGCGTTGCACCACTCTGAGGCACGTCAGACACTGTGGAATCTCTGTGCACGTCCAGACAACCCAGCAGAGGGTTGTATCTTTTTCATTGAAAACTTCGGGTACACGTTTGACCCGAGACCAGAAGCGACACTCCACCACTTCCCGTTCATCCTGTATCCGTATCAGAAGGATGCTATTCGCTGGCTCGTCGAGCACATCGACCAGGGTAAGGACGGACTCATAGAAAAATCCCGCGACATGGGAGTGTCGTGGGTAGTGTTTGTGTGGGTACCTATTTGGTACTGGCTTTTCCGAGATGGCGTGAACATTCTTGTCGGTTCGTATAAGGAAGCCCTCGTTGACAATAGAACGAAGGACTCGCTGTTTGGCATGATTGACTATGCAATCGACTCGCTGCCGAAGTGGATTCTTCCACGGGGATTCAACAAAGAGAAGCACCGCACACAGATGAAGCTTACCAATCCAGTCACCTCCAACCTCATTGTCGGTGACACGATGAACCCCGACTTCGGTCGCGGAACCAGAAAGACAGTCATTCTGTTTGATGAGCTTGGTTCGTGGGAATACGCCAAGGATGCGTGGGACGGTGCCGCCGATGCCACATCGTGCCGCATAGCGAACTCAACCCCGAAGGGACTCAACTTCTATGCCCGTCTGCGAAAGCAACTCTTCGATAAAGACCAGCACGATGTGCTAAGGCTCCACTGGAGAGAGCACCCGCTGAAGGATGATATCTGGTATGAGGCTGAGAAGAAGCGTCGCGGTGATGAGGCTGCTGTTGCCCAGGAGCTTGATATCTCATACAACAAGTCCATGGAGGGTCGCGTGTATCCAGAGTGGAACGAAAAGTACGTCACTGAAGGAGTCTTTGAATATGATGAGACCTTGCCGCTGTATGTCGGGTGGGACTTCGGATATACCGATGACACAGCCATCATCTGGGCCCAACCAAAGAACGGCCGCCTACGTATCGTTGACACGTACCGCAACAACGGCAAGACGATAGACTTCTACATCCCACTCATAACTGGGTACCTGTCATCAGACGGGTACACCTACACGAAGTTTGACCTTGATGTCATAGAACGACACAAAGGATGGAAACGTGGCGTGCACTTCGGAGACCCCGCAGGAAGGTTCGTGAATCCAGTAGTCAATCTCACTGTCCTTGATGTGCTCCGCAACAATGGAATCATCGTGAACTTTGCAGACTCATGGAAAGACTTCAGCAGACGCAAGGCAGCTGCAAAGCACCGCATCCTTGATGGCATAGACGTGAACATGAACCCGCGCACAAGCTATTTCGTAGATTGCATCACCCAGTCAGCATATCCAAAGATTAAGAATCAGGGAGTCGATGAGGTTCGTTCTCTGAAGCCGAAACACGACTCAACCTCACATTATAGGTCAGCATTTGAATATCTCTGCCTTGGGCTTGAAGACATAAAGGGGAGAGCAGAAAGAGTATATGACAGATTTCCTAAAAGACACACCACTGGTGCAGGGCCTGCGAGACGCGCCGTCTCCTACTAGCGAGAGACAGTTCAGGGTTACTACTGTCGTCATGGCCCATGACATGTTTGATGCGATACGAAAGTCTAAGAATGCAGAACCTATATCTGTGGAGCTTATGGATTTTCTTGAAGAGCGAAAGGTGGTGGGTTTCCGAAACACACATGACTGAAGGTTCTAAATGGTTCCGACGCTTCTACCGCGAGTGCAAGAAGCAATACCCGAGACTTCGCTTCAAGAAGGCGAAGCTTGGTTTTTACCGCATCTACTACAAGCAAGCGTACATCCACGAGGTGTACAAAGAGATGCCCCAGCACGGCTACGACATGGACGACCTCGACCCACGCTTTGAGGATAAGAAGTATTTTGAGGAACAGGAGGATGCTGACGAGCTGACCCGCAAGATAAAGAACTTTGTCGAGGGGTACCACGAGTCGATAGACCGCATACGTACACGTATGTACATGATGCGTCACGACAAGGAGTTCTACGAGAACTCTCAGAAGGCATACCAGCAGATGACCATAAAATAGAGCTTGTACAGAGTCAAGTTTTGTGATATAATTACGCACAACACCTGCCAATGCTTAAAGACGACACAGAGTCAATCGTTGAGTCCGAGCTGTCGGAGCCAACATACGAGCCTTCCGAGAAAGAGAAGGCTCTTGTCAGTGCCGTATTTGAGAAGTTCAGAGCATCGGCCGACGACCGAAACAGAAACTTTGAATACTTTGATGGCATCAACCTGATTCAGTACATCGAAGATTCTGTTCGCCGTTTCACGACAAACATAGACGAGAGAGATAGCATGGAGGACTGGCAGGCTCGTGTCAACAACCCATTCACGCGCAACAAGGTTCTTGCCATTCTTGGTAAGGTTGTACAGGTATTGCCTATCGCTGAGTTCAAGCCACGCGGCGAGGACGACACGCGCAAGATAGACATTCTCAACAACCTCTATCAGTACGCCGAGGACGTTGACGACTACGAGGAGCTGATGATGAATGTGCTGCTTGAAGCAATCGTCAAGGGTACAGCAATCGGCTACGAGGGTCTTGACAGAAAGGACAGAAAGATAAAGAACGTCAAGCGGGACGGAGACAATCTCACATACAGCGAGGTTACCGAGAAGACATCTCGTCTCTTCGGTTCTATCGTTCCGCTTGAGGACTTCTATCCTCAACATGTCGGCATACGCAACATAAAGCAGATGGACTACTGTTTCTGGAGAACGGTAATCCCAGAGTCAAAGTTTGAGTCGATGTGGGGCGGCTACAAGCAGGCTCGCTTCGTCAAGCCACAAAGAGTATTCGGAGAAAAGGAACAGCGTCCATTCTATGCAGATTATATCTCTGGCACGGTCGCAGAGGGCATGGTCGAGGTCATCAGATACTATGACAAGTGCGCTGATGAGTATGTTGTTTTAGCTAACGGCGTATGGCTGAATCCGCTAGACGTCGGTGGCGTGCAGCAGATTTCTCCACTCCCATTCAACCACAAGGAGCTTCCGTTCTGGGACATCAAGTTTGATTTCTTCGGAGCAGACTTCTTCTACGGCAAGTCACTTCCCGACAGACTCAAGTCTCTTCAGGATGTTTTGAATGTGCTCACGAACATGTTGCTTGACCAGAGCTTCCTTACAATCTTCCCTCCTATTCTTACGAACGGCTCTGACTATATAGAGGATGACTACCTGCGCCCAGGAAGAAGAACCCCTGTTGACACACAGGGACTCCCTCTTAACCAGGCATTCATGAAGCTTGACCTCGGCACGCCGAGCGGATGGCACCAGTACATACTTGAGTACACACAGCGCATCATGGAGCAGTCATCGCTCGACCAGGTTTCTTCTGGCCAGGCTGGTGTCGGCGGTAGAACCACAGCTCAGGAGATTCGCACGGCGGCTGAGGGCGTTACATCGCTACTCGGACTATTTGGCCGCTTCGTCAACTATGGCATCAAGCGCAAGGCCATGCTCAAAGCAGCAAACATTCTCCAGTTCTGGACAGACCCAGAGTTCCCGATGGTGCAGAAGTTTGCAGGAGACGGTTCTGCTATAAAACAGAAGGGGGCCTTCAACACATTCAAGATTCCAAACTCACCGATGTCTACTGGCAAGCGAGGCCAGAAGGTCATCGAGATGTACAGGTCATCTGGTGCGCGACCATCAAAGTCCGAGCTTTCTGCCCGTGCCCAGCTCTACAAGGTTGAGACAGGCAAGAGCATGGAGATTATCGCAACAGAGCCATCATACTTGAGACACCTTGAGTATGATGTCATGGCTGTCAGCAACCCAAAGAAGGAGGCTACTCGCGACATGGATAAGGCGATGCAGCTTGAGAAGGTGCGCGTCCTGCTTTCATTCTTCCCAGACATGATTGACCGCGAGGAGCTTGCCGCGCAGACTGTCGAGAAACTTGGCGACGACCCAGACAAGCTACTCAAGAAGGCGCAACAGCCGTCTATGCCTGGCCAGGAATCAAATCCAGAGGCAGCAACCATGATGAGCCAGAACCCAGAGATGAACCTGAGCAACAACATGATGCGAGGTATGCAGGGCGGTGAACAGAGTTCTATGTCACTACGAGACCTAGCTAGCTCGATGAACGGATAGTATGACAGACGACCTCCGCGACATTGGGAATATCGTACTCGCCGAAGGGTCTAACAGAGCACTCCACGATGAGATGATTGCTGAACTGAAGAAGATTCAGGAACTTCCGCAGTTCCTGCGCGATGTCATGTCTGAAGATATCAAGCGATACTTCAACGCAACGACGCCAGCTGAGCAGCTGATGATAAAGGGTGCGTACTTCCGCATGAAGTGGATTCTTAACCAGATGACGAAGCAGCCGATAGAGACAGTTACTGGTGGTGCTCGCATCAAGGGTGTTGGAAGATACTCGGAGTAATTTGCCTGTTTTACATTTTCGTGTTATAATACACACAGCGAGTAGCGTGCATGGGTGCTGACACTGGTCGGCAAACATACAGACTACTTAATAGTAGTTCAATATCTCGACCAACTAATGTGGACTCAACCACCGCTGGACTCAACCAGTCGATAACAAAAGGGTTAATCTTAAAAAGGGAAGGTTCGGGAAAAAGATATTATGTCTTGGAAAGACAACCTCGATGAAGGGGCGAAGAAGGAAGTGGAACAGCTAGAAGCTAGCATCGCAGAGCGAGACCAAAAGTTGAGCAATGCGGGCCAGGAGCTTGCATCTAACCGAACGGTTAAGCAGCAACTGGAGGCGGAGCGTGATGCTCTTAAGGTCAAACTACAGGAAGCGGAAGACCGAGCTAGAGGTACTGGTGGGCAACCAACAGACACCGAGGCAGTGGTACGAAGAGTCTTGGCAGAGAATGACACTAAGGCAGCGTCACAGAACCGCGAGACAGCTGAGGCTCGTTTCATCTCAGCGCACAAGGAGTTCGCATCAGACGCAGACCCAGGTGGCGTCAAGTTTTCAGCTGTCAAAGGCAAGCTTGCACGATTCAACACTGACGGACTAAAGACTGTTGAAGACTTCATGGGCGTTTACGAAGAAGCATATCTTCTTGTCAACCCAGCTCGCGCTGCGGAAGGCGGGGAATATGCACCCTACGCCGATAGTCCCCACGACACCGGTCGCGGCCCAAAGGAAACCGACACACAAGTACTCGCCGTTAAGGAGAAGAAACTTGTCGAGAGAATGGGCTGGACTAAGGAGCAGTATCTATCCCAGAAAACAAAGCGACCGACTTACGTCAAACAGCTTTTGGAACACATGGAATAGGTCGCTCGACTTATTCAAAAACAAAAACACAGAAAATGGCTTTTGCAAATAGAGGAAGCTTGAACCCACACGGAGCTCCGGTTCTTAAGCGAGAGATTCTCGCGAACTCGGTAGTTTCTACACTCTTGGACTCAACCAAGATGGCTTCAGGCTTCAATGCGCTCGGCACTGCTGGCGCACTAGTTTTCGGTCATATTCTTGCCCACAGCACTAAGGATGGTGTAGGCCTACAGACAACTGGCGCAGCTGGCGCAGCAGTAGGTTCATACGCCGGTACTTACACAGCTGCTTCTGACAACCAGACAGTAGCGAAGGTGAAGGGTGAGTTTGACATCTCGAAGTTCACGCTCTACACAGAGACAACTTCGGGCACTATTGGAACAACAACGGGCTCTAACCTTTCAGGTTACAAGTTCGACCTGACAGACGAGGATACGCTTGACGAGACCTCTGCCGCAGCAACTACATGCCAGTACAACAACTGGGGTGTTGACCCTGCCAACAGCTCGCTAGTCATCGTAAACATTTACGAGTCTCAGGTGTTCGGAGTTTAATCAATCAATCTAAAATCACATGGAAACACGAGGAAATTGGACTGACTTGATTCCCGACACAGGTCTCAAAATTGCCGAGGTCTTTGACCAGGGGCAGGAAGAGTACCTACCAGGCATCTTTTCAGTTCTCCGCTCCGCTACTGGTGAGGGCGCACAGAAGAACTACAGAGGTAAGACTGGTGTGGGAAGACTAGTCAAGAGAGGAGGGGAAGCTGATAACTTCTCCGAGGGCAAGAGATACGCCACGTATCTCACTTCCGAGATTTACAACGACTACGGTCGTTCAATCGAGGTAACGAAGAATCAGATTGAAGATAGAGATTTTGACAGCGAGCTTGACGAGATGAAGGACTTGTCTATCGCCGCCAACTTCTCTCAGGATGAGTCAGGTGTTCAGTTGTTCAACGGAGGATTCGCGACAACGGCAGATGTGAATGGTTATACCATGAACTTCTACGGTGACTTGAAGCCGACGTTCTCAACCATCCACCCATCTCAGGTGCCTGGTGCTTCAACTCAGTCAAACGCTTCTTCTACGGGTATCAAGTTCGGACACGACAACCTGGAGACCGCGAAGATTGCGCTTGTCCAGCAGAAGACTGACGACGGTATCCCTATGGCCCTTTCGGGTAAGGCTACTATCGTTGTCCCAACCGCTCTCACACGAGAGGCCCAGGAGGAGACTCAGTCTACGCTAGACCCTGAGACAGCAAACAACGCTATCAACGTCTTTAACGGCAACATGAACGTGGCTACAACTATGTTCCTTGATGCGACAAACAACGGTTCCGACAAAGCTTGGTTCCTAACTGTCCCTGAGAGAGCAAAGATGTTCCACACTGTTCGCCAGGGTGCACGCCTTGAGTCTGATGTCAACATCAAGAACAAGGTTGTTACATTCACTGTTGACGCTCGTTGGACAAACGTCGTCAAGGACTGGAGACGCACATGGGGTTCAAAGGGTGACCTCGCCGATTACTCGGCCTAACCACCTTCGTTTTCTTGCAGGAGTTCGTAAACTCCTGCACTCGACCAGGCTCGTCTTTGCTCTCCAAGACAGCACATAAGAGATATGAGAGCACAGCTCCTTAAACTTCATAAAGGAAAATCTACCAAGGCCGAAAGGGTATTCGCGGAACTCTGTAAAGAACTCCGCATACCCTTTCGCGCCAAGGTACGAATCGCTGGCCGCGAAGTAGACTTCTTGATTGGGACTTACGCAATCGAGATAGATGGCCACGAACAGATTATACATAAGAACTCGTTGGTTCTTGAACTCGGATACACGCCAGTGCACTTCTCAAATGATGATGTGCTGGATGACCGGGACTCGACCAAACAATCTATACAATCATTATGGCAAGAACACGAAACACGAAACTAGATGGTCTCCAGCTCAGAGACAATCTTCTTACTTACACATCGGTAACAACGAAGTCTACAGCCGGGGCGGTCACATACACAGCTGCTGAGTTCACGGGAGGCCTAATCCTGCGCGACCCGAACGGTGCAGCGAGAACCGACGTTACTCCAACAGCGGCCCTTCTCTACACCGAGCTTGGTGACCCTGAGGTCGGCTCTACATTCGAGGTAGTAATCCGTAACACGGCTGACGCCGACGAGACAATCACTATGTCTGGCGGCGCTGGCGTTACCATCTCTGGTACAGCCACAATCGCACAGAACAACACAAAGGTGTTCCTTGGTGTGTTTACATCGGCATCTGCGGTGACTCTCTACTCAGTCGGCACGTTCGTCCACTAATTATAAGCGCAACCACCCATAGCTATGATACTTAAGAATCCAACAAACGGAGACATCTCCGTAAAGATAGAAGGAAGAGAGTATACCTGCAAGGCGGGTGCGACAGTTTCTCTTCCAAATCATAGAGGCATGTACTGGAAGACAAAGCTACACGCATTCATGGAGATTGTTTCCGAGGAGGAGACAGTAGACGTGGATATAGTAGAGCCAGTAGCCCCTGTCGTAGAAGATGAGGTTAAGGCTGATGCGCCTGAAGTTGCTACAGAGCCAGACGGAACTAAGGTTCGCGCTGTAGAAGGCACACGCCGCCCAAAGAAATAATATGGGACTACACTATCCAACCACAGATTCGTTTGCGATAATCGGAACTAAGTCTGGTAGCACCAGAACTTCCGTTACGCTTCCGACATCATACGACTCTGTCGTAACAAAGACATTCAAGACTGAGGGGTTCTCGAAAGTGAACTTTGATATTTTGTATACTATGGGCGCTGCCGAGACCTCGAACTCTATCGAGCTCAAGGTTGAGGTTTCTCCAGACGGAACAAACTTCTATCGCATTCCCAATGAGTCTATTTCTACAGGAACATCGACTCTTGTGGCTCGTGAGTTCTCATTCGTTGGAACAAACGCTGCCGCCGCAACAATATCTATCGGACTCGACATCTTCTACAAGTATATGAAGGTCTCTGCTAAGGAGACTGGCGTTGTCACAAACGCTGGCACCGCTTACGTAGAGGCGACTCTTTGCGGAAAATAACATGGACGAGCATGAGAGGATAATCATTGAGAACACAAAGGCCCACATTAGCGCTTTGCGCGGTGAGCTTAGTGTCGTCAATGATTCTCTCACAGCAACTATACGGGCGCGAGACGAGGAACTAAGCCACCTTGCTTCTGTACGTAACGACGTGTCGCTTGCGCTCTCAGAGCTTGCGAAGACCCGAGAGATTACAGCAGCAGACATCCTTGAGGCATCAGTTCGTGTTAAATCAGTAGAAGAGCGAGAAGCACTCCTAAGCGCAGAGCGTGCGAAGTTTGACGAATACAGAACAAAGGCTCTGCGCGAACTCGGAGCTGGCACACAGGTACTTGATGCGAAGATAGCCGAAAAACAGTCGGAACTTGATTCTCTCGCAGACGACACCGCGAAGGCCCGCGCAACACTTGCATATGTACTATCGTATACAGAGCGTGCCGAAACAAAGAAGACAACGCTTCAAGGCGAGCTGAACAAGCTTGCTACTGAAAAGGAGCTTGCTACCAAAGACCTTGAGGAACAGAAGCTCAAGATTGCTGCCGAGCTTTCATCGGCGCAGAAGGAGCTCTCCGAGATAGCATCAAGGATTGCTCAGCACAACTCGGCATTCGCAAACAAGAAGTCCGACCTGTCTGAGCGCGAAGAGGCTATCACGAAAAGAGAGGCAAACTTTGAGATAATGTATCGCCGCCTGCACAAAGAGTTCAAGACACTACATCCAGACCAAGAACTAAATATATAATATGGGACGAATATTCGGAAACGACAACCCAGGACTCGGGGGACTTGACGAGCTCACAGACGCAGAGACACTGTTCATACAGAACTTGTCTGCTCTTTCATATGCGCAGGGAGACATATTGTACCACAACGGTACTTCTCTCACTCGACTTCCAGCCGGGACTTCAGGCTACTACCTGAAGACGCTCGGCGCTGGGGCCAACCCAACGTGGGATGTCCCGTCCGCCTCGGTAGCGACACTGGATGATGTGGGAGACGTTACACTAACAGGAATCGCACAAGGACACCTGCTGTACAGAAACGCGGCAGGCTGGGTAAACCTATCCGTCGGCACATCAGGTCAGTTCCTCAAGACACAAGGGGCTGCTGCTGACCCAATCTGGGCAGATGTTTCTGCAACACCCGGTGGCTCAGACACACAAGTACAATTCAACGATGCTGGTACCCTTGCAGGTGAGGCTGGAATGACATACAACAAGACGACCGACACGCTAACGCTTGCTGGAGGAATAGTGGTCGGCTCATCAAACCCATTCTCTGATTCCGCTGGCACACTCACACTCCAGAACGTGGATGCGCTTGACGCAACAACAGAGGCAACAATCGAAGCGGCAATCGACACGCTTGCGAACTTGACTAGCATTCAGGGCAAGACATTCACGCTTGCTGGTAACTTTGCTACATCGGGGGCATTTGCGCTGACGCTCACACAGACTGGTGCAACGAACGTTACCCTACCAACGACTGGTACTCTTGCGACGCTTGATGGCTCAGAGACACTGACAAACAAGACAATCTCTGGTGCGTCAAACACACTTTCAAACATCGGAAACGCGAGCCTCAGCAACAGCGCGATAACGATTGCGGGAACGTCGACATCTTTGGGTGGAACAATAACGCTCGACACCATAACGGGGCTATCATCGACAGGTGTTGTAAAGCGCAGCGCAGCCAATACGTTTGCCATCGCAACGGCAGGTACTGACTATGTTGCTCCAGGCGGCGCACTCGGCACACCATCATCAGGAACTCTCACAAGCTGTTCTGGGCTTCCTGTGTCTGGAATAACTGCTTCTACAGTAACGGCTCTTGGAGTCGGCTCTATCGAGCTTGGCCACGCATCTGACACTACTATCGCGAGAGTGTCTGCTGGCGTAGTCTCAATCGAGGGCGTGAACATTGTCACTGTTTCCTCCACGGATACATTGACGAACAAGACCCTGACGGCACCAAAGTTTGCTGACACTGGATATATAGCTGACAATAATGGGAACGAGCAGATTAAGTTCTCGACTACCGCTTCTGCTGTCAACGAGCTCACATTCAAGAACGCAGCCACCGGTGGTGCACCTGATATCCAGGCGACTGGTGGCGACACAAACATCGACATAAAACTTACGCCAAAGGGTTCTGGTAAGGTTGCTCCACAGGCCTCTG